TGCCGTTGGAACTGCAACCGCGAGACCTGAAACAGTCAGCAAGTCAGCGTGGTTCTTGGTACCCGTAGCAAGAATGTTTGAGGTGTTCGTGCTGATGTTAGTAGCATTTGTTGCCCTGCCAGTCGTATTGGCATTGATGATCACGCCAGTTGCCGTCGGGATGGAAGAAGTTGCTGCTGTTGTTTGTAAGGTTCCATCGTTGAATTCGATGCCTGTTACTCCGACCGAGATGCCAGTGACGTTTGCTACGTTTGCGTTATCGGAGATTATAGTTCTATCTGCGGGGAGTGTTAAATAAGCTACTCCACTCCCGGCCAATGTAATCCTGTTGTTGCTGTTATTGCTAGAAAACACTGAGTCTCTAGTAAGAGTCCCTGTATTATAAACGCCCTCCCCTACCTCCCAGTTAACACCCTCTTCAATGACATAATAGGTAATTGAATGATTGTATAGACTAGAGAAATCCTGAAAACCACTAGTAGAATAAGAAACATCAAAGGTGATCGTTCCTGACCCTGTAGTGCTTGTTCCCTGCTTAACTCTATCTTTTAGTTGCACCATATCACTCGACCGTCCTATAGAAGAAAGTAAAAAAAAGCCGCCCTCAGTGCCTTAGAGGGAACCAAAGACGGCTTAAATTATTGCTCAAAAAGCGTTATTAGAACGAGCCTAACAAAACTCTTCGGTTATCTAGGACTGCAAAGCCGTGCTCTGCCCATCCGTAGAAGCCTGCTCGTCGTTGTCGGTGAAGAGTTTCATCTTCAAAGACTTGAACAGCCTGTCGAACTGGCATTACGAAGCTATCGTTACTGCGCAAGTCCAATCCAACAACAACTTCAGTGTCGCCAGAAGGAAGTGAGCCGCTAAGATCGCTCTCATAAAACAGTTCGTACTCTTGGCCTTCTCCAAGCTCATCCAAATCATGGAGGTTAACTTGGAAGATTCGGGTCAAAAGACCGCCCTCTTGAGAGATCAACTGACGACGGGTAATGTCATCAACTTCATCTACGCCCCAGTTTCGGATGTCCTCGACACCTTCTGGACTTAAGAATAGATCAGTTAAAGCACCACGATTGATAGAGGTACTGTTACCACCTCCATTACGTCGCATAACAGTTTTCATTAAAGAGACAAGTCTCTTCGAGAAAACACCATTAGCAGCATCATTATCAAAAACCAAGATATTACGATCAACACCAGCGGAAATAACCGTGTGCCAGCCGTCGTCATTAGCTTTCTTAGTGAACTGCGATTCCATTACGCTCATTGCTCGGCCTACTACATCCCATCGTGCATCACGAGCATATTTCAGCAAGTAATCGATAGAGGCACCAACATCATATGTTGGAACCATTACGTAGTCACCCTCTACGTGACGTTCTGGAATTCTACCATGATTAGGAATCGTATATGCTACGAAGTCCTTCTCTGTTCCCGGTGCTAGAAAATCCAAAGGAAATTCTGCAGTTGCTCCGGGGCCTAATTGAATAGGCTCGAAAATACCGTCTAAGATATCTCCACTCATAACACCCTTGCGAAGTGGCAGTTCGAGAGCTTTCGCTAACTCGGCTGTTGCAGCAAGAGATTCTTCCCGGTTCATAGAACCAGACTTCGCGAGAAGCAAGTCCATTTCGGGAGTCGGCTCGAAAAATTTACGTGTAGCCATTTTCTTTTCTCCTACCTGATTAAATTATATTAATTTCAACTTTAGCGTAGCCATCAGCGTCTTTAATTGAAAGGAAGCGTCCAACCTGAGTTGAGTTAGCTGCACCTTCTACGCGTCGGGTTGCTGTTAAGTGGCCAAGAGCATCATAATAAGCTTTAGCTCCAACTGTTGGAGTGCCTGAAATGTTGTTTGCCACAACGGTGCCTTGACGAAGGATGAGCACTTTACCGCCCTTTTGTACTTCGTCTTTGTCGAAGTTAATATGTTGACGGGTTAGGTCAATATCAACAACGTCATTTAACAGGAGTCCTGCAGGATTCGCTCCACTAACATCAGCGTTAGTGGTTGGAAACTTGACTACAGCACTACTATCGTCCATCGCTGAACCCGAGCCACCTGTATCGTGAATTACAACTCGGCCTCGTTCGCCGGTTACATTCATGAAGAAGCTTAGGTCAGTTAAAAATTCTACTCTATCTGGTTTAAGTGCCATTAGTGGTTATCTCCTGACTCATTATTAAGAACATAGCTGTTTACCCAGTCTTGGAGACTAGCTCGAACAACGCCATCGTCACCTTCTTCTTCAGAGGATACAGCTAAATCAACTGTCTCTTCTACGGAAGCGGTTTCAAGAACGTCTTCATCAATTTCTGATGCTTCGGACTCTTCTACTTCGGCTTGTTCTGTGTCTTCATCAGCACTCTCGTCACTAGCTTCTACTTCTTCAGTAGGCTCTACGGTGGGTTGAGCAGCTTTGATTGTGTCAGCGACAGCCTCAAACTGTGTGTTACTTAGGTCTGCGAAGACCTCCAATTTTGCAAGGGCTTCATCTTCATCTAAACCAGCTTCAACTAAAGCACTCAAACGAGCAACTCTAACTTTTTCTGCTTCAAATTCTTGGATCTGCACTTGCGCCTCTACTTTAGCTTCAGTCTCGTCAGAAAGTTTCTGCGTTAAGACTTCTACTTTAGCTTCGGTTTCGATCAAATTTTCTGCTGCGGCGTCGGCCTGTACGGAAAGATCTGCTATACGCTGGGTTAATTCAGCAACTTCACTTTCATACTGAGCGACATCTGCTTTAGAAAGCTTTTCGGATAAGTTGCTATTTTCTTCTTTTAAAGACGCAACCGATTCCTTGAGCTCTTTGATCTGATCATTCAAAAGTTCATTTGACATCTCAGATTTCTCCTTTGTCTTTTTCTCGGAACATATTCTGTTAGTATGTACACCACTATTTTCAAAAAACAAGTTTTCTGCTACAGAAGCATCGCTAAAGTCAAAAACATGGTTCTTATCAAAGATAATGCTTTCTGGATTAGCTGGCTTGTTTACGTAACCTTTACCGGAAAAAGTGATGTTTCTTAAAAGTCTACCAATCTTATGATCTTGATAAGATCCTGTACCACCATAAGCTCGCAAATGCTTGCTCAGGAAAGCAGTCTCTGCACTACGTGCAAGTACTTTATTCTCTCCACTAGGGGATTGTACAGCATAATCAAATCCACGAAATACGCATTCCATAGAAACAAACATCTCTCCACTTTCTATCTTCGTAATTAGTTCTTCTGTTCTTTTCTGGTACTCTGGGTTTTGCCATTGTCTATAGATAACAGAAGCTACAAGTATGTGAAATGGATCAGGAAGCGAGTTCATGTCATGACTTTCATCAATCACATTAAACTCAGAATCCACGGGCCAATTCCCAATGATTCCTCCGACGATTTTCTCTTCGTCATGTTCTAAATTAGTAGGCTTGTACTGAGGTGTATTCCTAGCAGCCCAAACCTCTTCTTTATTAAATACGTCGTCGTTCTTATTCCAAGTCGTTGAGACTAGAATAGAGTATGTATGGTATACGTCAGAGTCTTCTCTCCCGGCCTTAGAGACGACATCTTTTAAGGCTAAGTTATATGCTATGTCGGATTGAAGTACCGTAGATTTCATACCGGGGCTACCAGCAGAGACGGCAGAGACATATGCTACAGAGGCCTGCGTCTTAATTTGATCCTCTAAGCCTGCGTCTTTTTCTGCTTCAAAGACCTCGATCTTGTCATTATTCATGATATTCTCCATTAAGCGTTGTTCCATTTAGTACTTTACACCAAATAGTGGAGTTACGCCTGATTCTCTTTATGATAGACATAGAAAGCTGCGCGAAGATTTCTAATCTGTTCGATACTAAGGCGTGTGTCCATATCTTCAGAGGCTTCCGAAATCCATGAGGCACATTCACTATGGGTTTTTTTCGTGATCGGCGTTGCGTTTATAGCCAAGGAGATAGCACTTGCAGTGACTTCTTCTCCGGGTTCCATATTGCAAAGGACTTCGAACTTAATGCTCTCGGACTTAGCGGCCTCTTCACTACTTAGACTTCTCAGGTTTTTCTTGTTAAACTCTTGAAGAAACGCTGGCTTCAAAAATTCCGAGATTTTCTCCTGAGCGTTCTTAGCCCACAGCTCAATAGAGGCTCGGTTACGAGGTTTGAATTCCCGCTTCTTACGTGGCCCTGTATCTTGCGTGTTCTTAGGTCTCCCGGTATCTTTAGGGGTGTTAGGATTGCCCTTATCAAAAGGAAGCTCCATCTGCTTCTTCTTGTTAGCCTCTTTCTCAGCGACCTTATTCATCTCAAGAACCGATTGATCCCCGTCCTCTTTATCTTCAAGCTTTACGCCTACCTGTGTAGGGGATACGATACCTGTCTGAAGAGCAATCTTCTCTAAGGCAAAGTCTTTATCCACAGAATGGAAAGGACTGATCTTCTCTGCTCCAGCTCGCTCTCTAGCCTTGTTCTCGTTTTTCATTCGTTTTCTCTCAACACTAGGGGTTGCCTTAATGTTACGCTGAACGAACTCGTCGCTAATAATGTTTCTATCAGCTAGGTTAATCATAAGCTGAGTCATCGAGGCGGGGTCTTCGAGATACATGAAATCATACTCAATCTCAGCAGGGAGACGGAAGCCCATTGCTTCTTGTACTATCTTGATTTGTTCTTTCCAGAAACCAGTTAGAATGTTTCTAGCATAGTTTAATCTCTCTGCAAGGGTCTTTAATGAGATTAGGTTGTTCGTCGTTCCACCAGCACCAGATGTTCCAGTAAGGGTAGGAGGAATTCCAAGGCATGAGTATATAGCTGTAAGTGTAGGTCTATACTTCTCTTCTCCTAAGAATCTCTGAACGTCAGTTCCAGTTTCGATTAACTCGATATCAGGGCCCCACACAATATCAACCGTACCACCGCCCACGTTAGCACCAAGGATTTCTCCAAGAGCAGAGGCAGCATTAGGTGTTGGTGCGAGCTTATGTTCTAGACTTCCAAGTTTCCATACTCTGATTTTATTAACAGCACCATCAAGAGCCGCTTCATCAGCCAGCTTAAGCTTCTCATATAGACGAAGATCTTTAAAGCAAGCATAGGTCATGGGGTCAGCCCACTGTTGCCAGTCATCCTTCTTATAGTGAAGCATGTAGGTCTTCTCTGGGGGAAGAAGGACTGCACCACTCTTCTCTGCCGCTGCCATAATCTCTGGTGGTATCTTCGCCAGAATAGCTCTTTCAGAAGGGTCAGCACTCTTTTTCATTTTGTTAATTTCACGCTTCAGGCTAGTAGGTAGCTCCATCTTATAAAGCTTCTCACCAACGAGGCCTGCAGTGTTGCCACCAACTACATCAATTAATAAGGGGTCGAGAAATGTGAACTGCCAAGGGATTTCTGCTTTTGAGAAGGCTCTTTTCTTAATGATAGCTTCCATATCAGGAGACGCTATAGAACGCTGCATCTCATTCCTTTTACTTTTATTGACTTTGGCAGTCTTCGAACGAATGGGGACATTGGCTTCTCTGAAAAGAAGGTTGCAAATCCTTTCAGAAACTATTTTGCCGTTAACCCGACTAAACCATTCATTATAGAATTGCTCTATACGTCGATTGGGATGAACTAACCGAACACCTTGACAAGCAAAGTCTCCCATTAAATCCACAGCGTTTCTAATCAAACCTATCTTACGATAAGCCGAACGAGCGAACGCTATGATCTCCTTACTCTCCGTAGGAATTCTAGCTGAAGGTCTAAACCAATCGAAATCGTCCTGTGTCAGGCCGGGTTTTCCACTAATTCGCGTAGTGAGATCCGAGAAATCTCTACCTCTCGACCCAATACTAGCATAGGAGAAGTCCGTCATAGAGTTACCGTATTGTGCTAAAGCCTTATCTCTCTTGATAGGGTCAGCGTAATCCCAACTCACATAAGCAGTGTCCTTATTAGCGGTTTTTGCCTGTGAATTTTTGATAGGGTCTTTTCTCTTAGCCATTCTTCTCTCCAGATAATATAGATGGGTATTGCAATACCTATTATATGATACACCGATACCTATTGATTCTTACGAATTGCAAAGAAAGTGCCGGGGTTTAGGTTTTTCGCCCACTCAGGGCCTACGTACATGTCTTGATTGTGGTTCGGGACGCTTCCATCTCCTGCAACTTTACCGATATGCTGATAAGAAGGAGGGGCAAGGGTTCTAGCTATGGTTCTAGCTATCATATTTACTATAACAAGAGCACTATAACGATCTTTTCTCATACGACCCTTCTTGCCCGTGTCTAGTTTGATCTCAGGAGTATTCCATCTCTCTCTATTTGCTTGAGTTGAGGACATGACTATAGTAGCAAGCTCGTCCTTTAACTCCTCGATCTCCATAACGGCATCCTCAAAGGTATCATACAAACGAAGAGCCTCTGTCTCTCCCATTTTATCTTTCATCTGATCAAAGAAAATTTTATCCTTCTCCGTCATTAGACTCAGACTTAATGTATCGAACCTAGGAAACAGAAGAGCCTTGTCTTCCATGTCCTTTCTTAGTCCGTGATTAGCCTCAGAAGTCCACGTAGCCTTGGCAAAGTTAACTAGCTCTAGGATATGATCACCAGCCATGTCGTCAGTGTCTTTTTCTTTTCCATCTTCAATGATCTCATAGATAGGTCTCTCACCCGGTTGTAGCTTGTCTAGGTCTCTTAGTGACTCTGCGATGGTATAACCACCACCCTGAGAGTCAATCCCTAATCGGATACAAGGGAATATCTTCATCAAGTCTCTGATCTTTCTAGCACAGAAGCTATAGTAATCGTGAGAGCTTGTTAGACCCGCCTTCTTTCTTCCTGCGAAGTCCTTCTTGTTCGTTGTCCATACATTAACAATACGCTGGTGTTCTGGGTGAAGCTCAAGAACTACGACAGCGAAGTTATCCTGCTCAGAGGCAGGGTCAACACCAATAACGTAAGAGGAACCGGCAGTACCCCTAGTAATCGGATCGAATACATGAGGACACCAAGGGGGCCAATTCTGCTTACCCACATTGTCATCATTAGCGACACAGGACTGTATAAGGCTTCTCTTAAAGAAACCCTGACTATCAGAAGTGAAGCAACAACCGTACTCCATTTGATAGATACCATTATGCATAGTAGCACGAGCTCTAGCAACTTGCTGTGCATCCATAAAGCCGTCTGGAATCAACTCATAGGGCATTCTTATAATAGAGAAGTTCTTCCAGTCTAAGTTCTTCATGTAGTCTGGGACTGCATCTTGACCTTCCTCTGTATCTCCAGCTTCCTCAGCTACCTTGTCAAAGTCTCCGCCATTATTGATAATAGACTTGTACTTCCTCCAGTAGTCAGCATATGGTTCAAACGCATAGCCAGCAGTTCCAGAGATAATAGACTGGTTGCTCTTTCGACTCTTAAAACTATCTTCATTGATCTCAGACCAAGTTCCTTCTTCTTGCATCTGCTTTCTTTTAGCAGCTTCTTTTACATTGTCAGTTGGATTACTTGAGACAGCCGCAAAACCAGCAACAACAGTCTCGTAAATATGTGTAGGGATAGATCCAAATTCATCCGCTATAATAGTATGGGCTCTAAGACCACGAATCTTACTGCCATCACCCAAAGGTACAGCCATTGCCCAGCTGTCATTAATCCTTAGGGTACACCTATCAACATCTCGTCTTGGCCCACTAGCATCAGAGCATATACTCTGGAGTAGTGGAGCATTACGCCAAATCGTGTCCATGTATTCAAATATAACTTTAGACTGCCTAAACGCCGCACCTACGATAACAATCTTAGATCCCGGTATAAAGGTAGCCTTTAACACACAGTACACCGCTAACAGAAAACTCTTACCGAAGCCACGACTTGCGAGATACATTGGAAATGATCTCTTCCACAGCTCTCGAAGCACACAGGTTTGTACGGGTAATAAATCTATGTTTAATAGTTTCTTCACCGTCCAGTGGAAGTATTTGGGATCCTTCATTATCCTAAGAATATGGAGGTGTAGGTTATCTGCGTTCTCCTGTGAGAGATCCGTCAAGGGGTTCTCAATATTCTCTACATCTTTTTTTTCCAATCCAAGAAATGCATATTCTGGATCTTCAACGTTAAGAGGCGTAAAACTCATGCGTCTTCCTCATTATATAAAAGGCTGTTTCTTCCGCTCTCTTGCTATCGCCGCACGCGATAACATGAACGCCATGTTCTAATCTCGCAGACGAGATGATCCTCATCATGTACTTTCCCTTAATCCTAATGCTTTTCCATTTTGCCTGAGGAACCGTCGAGCCAACTGGATATCTCTCGATATCACCCCAGTTAAATTCGAGAATTAGAAAGGCATGTGGGAAGCTCGCCATTCTTTCAAGTTCTTTAAGGAATCTTTTCTCACCGCAGTTGCCTGCGAACTCAGAGACTGACTCTTTCCTCTCAATGCAAAGTAGGTGCTCCATGCCTTCTATAGCATAGTCACCTATATCAACCTTCTTCTTGGTAGTTCCCGAGCAGTATGCATCCTCTTCATACCACCAACCGTGACCCTCTTTTTCTCTAGTGTCCTTTATTATGTGAAATCTACCCATCTTCGTCTTTCTTTTTTTTCTTATCCATCTTTTTTATTTTTTCGATCATATTCCACTCAAGTATTTTAATAAAGAAATCTGCAAAGACATCTTCACTCCCGGTAACCTTCTTGTGACACTTATTGCACAGTGTAATCCCGTTACATATGTCAAACCTCATCGACGGGTATGCCGACCAAGTCCTAATATGATGTACCTCTAATCTAGAACGACTTCCGCAACCCGGCCACTTGCAAGCATTGCCATCCCTCTCTCTAACGTCATGTCTAAACTTAGCATAAGCTGGATTCTTCATGTCTCGCGTGCTACCACGCTTAACGTACTTCCCTCTATAAGTTTTTCGACTCACACCTTTTTTCCGACTTCTTCTTCTCTTGCGCGTCATGGATATCGCTTTCTACCATTCGGTGAACAAGGTCTTTGAATGTAACTCTTCTCGACCAACCTAGCATCTCTTCTGCCTTATAAGGATCACCCCTTAGGAACTCGACTTCGGAAGGTCTGTAGAATTTTGGATCTATAACAATAAAATCTTCGTAGTTACCAATGTCAGCATATTCAAAAGCCTCAGACAAGAAGTTTCTAACGCTGCACGCTTCGCCCGTTGCAACCACAAAGTCATCTGGATTTTCCTGTTGGAGCATCAACCACATCGCATAGACATAATCCTCTGCATGGCCCCAATCTCGATATGCGTCTATATTACCCAGTCTGAGCTTAGGAAAGCGGCACCCAGTAGCACTAATGTAGTCCCCAGTCATGTCGAACTCACTAGTTTTTAAATCCAGCCCGTTAGAACTAAGCCAATAGATGAAGTCTCCGATCCACTTAGTAATCTTTCGGGTAACAAAGTTTTCCCCTCTACGTTCGCTCTCATGATTAAATAGAATTCCGCAGGAACCAAAGATTGAGTACCCCTCTCGGTAATTTCGCACAAGATGGTGCGATGCTAACTTCGCCGCTGCGTATGGACTTTGAGGCTCAAAGGCGGTGTTCTCATCTTGAAAATTTCCCGTAATTCCTTGTTTAGATCCTAAGGGCAGAACAACATCTTTGTTATCCACATTCTTCCCAAACATTTCGCTCGTACTAGCTTGATAGAATTTAGTGGATGGTGAAAAGCGTCTAATCGCCTCAAGTAAATTGATTACTCCGATGGTGTTCACTTGGAACGTGTAATCCGGCTGATCAAACGATGTGCCCACATGGGACTGCGCCGCAAGATTATAAATCTCATCAGGTTTATATTTTTCAACAATGGAGTATACAGAGCCTGAATCAGAAATCTCATATTCATCAACTAGAAAGTTGGGTGAGTCGATGTGGTCTATTCTTGACTGGGTGTTCGTGCTCGTCCGTCTCTTCAAACCCACAACCCTGTAGCCCTTCTCTAATAGAAGCTCTGCTAGGTAGGAGCCGTCCTGTCCTGTTACGCCCGTGACAATCGCCGTCTTCATTTCACTCATTATTCGTTTCCTTTGATAGTATCCGCATTCAAAAACGGCTGGTCAATCTCACCATTCTCAAACGTATGAAATTCCTTTAGCTTCTCAATAGACTTGTCGGCTGCTATTCGGTGAATCTCAATTTCATAGCCCTCTTTTTTACGCAAGTCTTCATCCTCCAATTGCCGTAGCCACGCAGAGAAGTTAGTCTTAGCATCCTCGCTGTGACGTTTCCGCTGCTCTCTGGTTCCCTTTAAATCTTTCAAGAGTCGCTCCTTCTTTGTGAGCAATTTCTCGTGCTCTCCAATGTACGAAGATTTAGACGAGAAGGCCGCACCTAATTGTGTTTGAAACATTGCGAGGGCCTGCATGTCCTGAATTTCTTCTGGCTTATCGAGCTCGTCCTCAATAAGAATGTTCAATCTCGCGATGTTCCGAATGACCTCTTGTCGATCTTCCATTCCTCGATTAATTAGAATCTCTGTTCTAGAAACCTCCAAGATCTGCATCTCTTCCGAGGTGGTTACATCCTCATTAAACTGATGGTAATAATCAATCCACTGGTGTTCGAAGAATATAATCTCGGAGTCGCTGAATTGCTTGAGCATCTCCTGATAGTAGTATCGGCCCCTGAGCTTAACTAGGACATGCTCACTATCCGTCATGTTGCGAGACTTAAGATTCTCCTTATCGATAAACTTACGGACAGGTGTCTCAGTCCGGTTTAAGAATACAGCTATCTCCGCTATAGGAAGATCGAAGCAATTTTGACGAATGTAGTCCATCTCAGTATTAGATAGCTTACCGCGTTTACGACCCATAATTATTCCCTCTCTTTGTACTATCCATTTAAATCAACCCTATCCAATGCAGTCCCACTACGATACCATACCCTATAAGATAACCGCCCATATACCAGACAGAAAGAAAAATAGTTACGTTAAGTAAATCCTTTAGTAGTCCTTTAACCATCTATGTATTATACCTTCAAAGTCTTTATTCCATGCTATCAATGTCGATATCATTATCTTCTA